GGTGGTAGAGATGTTGATGGAACAACAACTATAACAACACAATATAGAAAACTAGATAATCAATCATCTGGTTCAGCATCATTAACAATAACTGCACCATCATATTCGTTAATTAATGGTTTATAAATATAAAAGGTAAAAGGTAAATTGTGAAATGGATAAACGTTTAAAAAAAGCTTTAGATTTTTCAAATTTTAGAATAATATTATCTACAAAACAAAAAAATCTAAAAGTTTTAATGAATAATAAATTATTAATAGTTTATAAAAATAATTTATTTAAAATAGATAAAGAATTAATTTTGTTTATTTCTACATTGTTATCAAAAAAAGAAAGTGAATTTGTTTTTCTTGATACTAACGATGCCCCTATTTTAATTACAGACTTACAAGAATTTTATAATGTTGTTTATAAAAGATATAAAAATGTTATTAATCAATATTATAAAGATTACCAAAAGCTTAATAAAATAAGAAATATAAAAAAGGTAATTGATTGGGATGAATAAAAGAGGATACCTTTTACTTGCTTTTGGTAATAAAAAAATGTCTAATCTTAATTATGGTAAATTAGCAGTTTGTTGTGCTCTTTCAATTAAAACTCACCTGAAACACAATCACACTACAATAATAATGAATGAAAATGCTAAAAAATGGATGTATAATTCAGTTTCAGAAAAAGTTATTAGAACAGCATTTGATAATATCATTATAGCAAAAGAAAAATTTATAAGTAAAAAAAGAACCCACTTTGATTCCCCTTGGCACACATTCAAATCAGATTTTGATAATCAAAACAGAGTGTTATCATATCAATATTCCCCATACAATGAAACAATTTTAATAGATTCAGATTATATTTTAATGAATAATGATTTTGATAATATATGGGGATGTAATGAAGATATATTAATGAATCATAAAACAGTTGATTTGCAAAATAATGAATTTGAATTAAAAGATAAAAGAATATCAAACCATGGTATTCCTATGTGTTGGGCAACAGCTGTATATTTTAAAAAGTCTTTACTTGCTAAATCATTTTTTGAATTAGTTGATTATATTAGAGAAGAGTATAATTTTTTCCAATTTTTATATGGATTTAAATATGGTATTTATAGAAATGATTTTGTTTTTAGTATTGCGTTACATATACTTAATGGATTTACAACTCAAGGAATAAAATCTTTACCACAAGATACAATGGTGTCATCATATCAAAAAGATAAAATAGCTAAAATAATTAATACGAATGAAATAATATTTCATTCTTATCACCCAAAAGAACCATGGAAAATAACTTTAGTTAATGCTAAAGGTTTTAATGTTCATATTATGAATAAAAAAGAATTATTAAAAAATAGTGATAAATTTATTAAATTATGTATGGAAAAAATATATGAGTAAAGGATTTTTAACTTTAGCACAAAATGGTAAGAATGATTATGTAAAAATGGCATATGTATTATCAATGTCTTTGCGTCTTTCACAGAAAGAAATAAATAAATTATCTGTAATTGTAAATAAAGATAATAAAATTCCAGATAAATATATAAAATTATTTGATAAAATTATATATGTTGATAAAATTAATGATGATTGGAAAATTAATAATAAATGGCAATTTTTTGAACTAACACCATATGATGAAACTATTATTTTAGATTCTGATATGTTATTTTTTAATGATATTTCTACATGGTGGGAACTATTATCAATATATGATATAAGCTTTACAACTAAAGTAAGAAATTATAGAAATGAATTTACCACATCTGATTATTATAGAAAAGTATTTACAAATAATAAACTTCCAAATTTTTATACAGCATTATTCTATTTTAAAAAGACTAAAGAAATTGAACAATATTTTAAATTAGTTAAAATAATATTTAAAAACTGGAAAGAATTTTATAATAAATTTCTTAAAAATCCACCAAATTTTCTTAGTAGTGATGTTGTATTTGCAATAGCAGCAAAAATTCAATTCGATTATAATTGGAAATTCAGATCAAATTTTTTATCATTTATTCATATGCGAAGTAGAATACAAGATGATGATATTATGAGCGATTGGAATAAAGAGCTTTCTACATTTTTTACTAACTATCATGGAAAAATTGAATTAAAAATAAACAATTTCAATCAAATTTATCCATTTCATTATATTAAAAAAAACTTTTTAAGCAAAGAGGTTATTAAAATTTATGAAGAAAAAATATGTTTATTATGAAAAAACAGGTCAAATAACAGATATTCTTAGTGAAAAGAAAAAAGGTAAAGAACTTTATATAGAATGTAGTATTGAAGAAGTTGTAGGTTTTATAACAGGAACAAAAGGTATTACTCAATGGATTGTCGCGTATAATAATGAACTTAAAAAATATATGTTATTTGAAAAGAATAACATAATCATGTTAAGAAGTCCTAATCAAATTTTATATAAAATTCCATATAAAGAAGAAGCAGAAAGTAATTTAAAACTTACATATTATTCAGATAATGTTTTAGAAGTTTCTCTTGACATTGCAGATATTATTCCTTTATATCAAACAAACTTTAGAAATGAAGTTAAATTTGAACATGGAACAGAGATAAGAATTATTGTTAAAGAAAAGGATAAAATAATAAAAACTCTTATAATTGAAGCACAAGATTTATTAGAATCAGGTCAAATGTTTTTTGAACTTCCTCCTATTGATAAAAATTATATTGAGTTTTTTACAATTAAATTATTTGAAAAATACTCATGGTCAAAAGGAGAACTAAAATTAATATCACCTATAAAAGAAAAAATAAAATTTGATATTCATAAGGCAGACCATATACAAAAATCAAATAATTTTTCATACCATTTAATTGTAACACCAACAGATACAGGAATTAGTATTCAAAATAATATTGAAAACTTAAATCTTATTAGATTTCAAAAAGAAATTGAGTTTTTTGTAGTAGATAGACATGACCCAAATATTTTACATGATAAATTTTATTTAGATAAAGAAAAATTAGAACGTAAAAATATATTAATAAAATTAAAAAAAGATATTAAAGGAAAAACTTTAATATATAATAACAAATATATAAGTGTTTTATTAAAAGGTGATAATTATGAGTGAAATACCTGTAACAGAATTTGATATAATTTTTATTTCATATGATGAGGATAATGCTGATGAACATTGGGCTAATATTCAAAAAAAATGTCCTTGGGTAAAAAGAGTTCATGGTGTATATGGTTCTGATGCAGCACATAAAACAGCAGCACAAATATCAGATACGGATAGATTTATTACTTGTGATGCTGATACAATAATTAAACCAGAATTTTTTGATTTATCAATACCAAAAGAAATAGCTGAAGATATGACAAAAACTATTAGTTGGAGCAGTATGAATTATGTTAATGGTTTAATTTATGGCAATGGAAGTCTTAAATGTTGGACAAAACCATTTGTAATGAAAATGAAAACACATGAAAATTCAGATCAACCAAAAAATAAAGTTGAATTTTGTTTTGAAAAGGGATATATTCATAGTAATAAAGTATCATCTATAACTTATCCAAATGGTTCACCAAGACAGGCATGGAGGTCAGGATTTCGCGAAGGCGTTAAAATGACATTAAACCAAGGTGTTAAAATTCCAATTAAAGAATTAAAAAAACAAATGTACTGGAAAAATATTATTAGATTATTAGTTTGGTGTTCTGTTGGAGCAGATGTTGAAAATGGTTTATGGAGTATTTACGGAGCAAGACTTGGAGCATATAAAACAAACCTAACTAATTGGGATTATATAAATGTAAGAGATTTTGAATACTTAGAAAATTACTGGTTGAGTGAAATATATCCATTATTTGAATCATATACTAGCAAACATATGTGTACAAAAAGTGGATATTGTTGGGATAATAAAAAACTAATACAAGAAATAAAATTACTTGGTGAAGAAATTAGAAATGACCTGGAATTTGAAATAGCTGAGATTGATGAAAACGCATCTAAATTTTTTAGGTCGATTTTTAAAAATCCACTCAGAACTAGTAAGGATTTTTAACATGAAAGAAATAGTATTTATAACTTACCAAAAAGGAACTCAAGGTTCGTATTTAAATCATCTTGACATTCAACAACATTTAAAAGACAGAGAAGGATATAAAATTAAATTCTATTGTGAAAATGTAAAAAGATTATATGAAATTATTAATAATACTAAACGGTCATATGTATTAGGTAAAGGTGAAATAAAAATTCTAAAAAAAGAAATCATAGAACCTGGTATTGTTATAACAGATTTTAAAACTCTTATTTCTGCTAAAGAATTAGGAATATATGTTATATGTAAAAAATTATTAGTGATGGATTCTATTGAGTTAACTTATCATTTAAAAGATATGAAATATGCTAGATTTTTTAATGAAGTTGATTTATATGAAACACTAAGAAACTTTTATACAAAAGAAACTATATTTCTAATGCCTCCAAATAACTATAAGATATTTAAAAATAAATATCCAGATTTAAATGCTGAAGTATTCTTTAAAAATATTAATATTGATATGTTGAATACTATCAAATATGAAAACAAAAACGAATATTTTTTTAGATGGGATGACGATAAAAAATATTCTAAATTATTAATAGATAAGTTTGGAAAAGGTTTTAGTTTTGAACCAGATTGGATAATAAAAAATGGTGTTAAAGTTCCTCTAAAATATAATGAATCAAATCATTTATTTAATTATAAAACTTTTATATATAGAAGAAGAAAATATCTTGAATATCAAGAGCAATTTGGTAGACTAATATTTGAATATATATTATTAGGAAAAACTGTTCAATTTTTTAATGAACCTTATACTGATGATGGACTAACAGATTATTTAAAACACTTTGATATAAAATTTGATTCAAGTAATAAAATAATAACAACTAAAAAGGAATTAACAAATAAAATGATAAGTTATAATTATAAACCATGGGAATATGTATAATGGAATACTATAAATTAGAACATGCTAAACAATTTGCTAAAGATACTGTAGTTGTTAATTGGTGTTTATTAAATTCATGTAATTATAAATGTTCTTATTGTCCTGATTTTCTTCACAGTGGTTCATCTGAAAAACTTGATTTGAATATTATTATTAATTTTTGTAAGAAAATTATTAAACATTATAAAAATAAAAATATACATTTTGAATTTACAGGTGGTGAAGTAACATATTGGTATGGTTTTTATGACCTTGTAACATTTTTAAAATTTTATGAAAATGTTACTGTTGGAATAATATCCAATGGAAGTCAATCACTAAAATGGTGGGATAATATAAAAGACAAAATTGATAATACTTGTTTAAGTTTTCATCCAGAATTTTCAAATAAAAATCATTATATTAAAGTAATAAAATTATTAAACAATTATATGAAAATACATATTAATATAATGATGCACCCCAATCATTTTAATTTATGTTTAAAGATTGCTGAAAAAATTGTTAAAGATATTACAAATGTATCAATGGCACTTCAACCCCTTTTAGTAGACTTTAAAGATGAATTATATGAATACACAGAAAAACAAAAAGAAATTATTACTAATCAAGGAAAATTATATACGGGTAAAATAAAATGGAATAATTATTGGCCGTCATTTAGAGGGGCAATGAAATTAATTGGACATAATACAGAAAAAGTAATTTCATGTCATAAATTTATTATTGAAAAATCAAATAATTGGAAAGGATGGAAATGCTATGCAGGTATTGAACAAATAGTTATAGATACAAATGGACTAGTATGGAGGGGATGGTGTTTAGAAGGCGGTAATTTAGGAGATATTAAACATCATGTTAAACTTCCAATTAATCCAATAATATGTAACCGTGAATATTGTCATTGTAATTTTGATATAATGTGTACCAAGGAGAAACCATGAGTAATAAACAATTAAGAATATATGATATTAGTGGAAAATTTATTCGTGTGTCAGTTGATGAAGCAATAGCACGAGGGTTTAATCATTGGAAAGGATGGTTATGCGCAGCTGGAGTTAGAAGTTTATATATTGATTATGATGGAAATATTTTGATTTGTAATACAGCAAGTTCATCAATTAATATATATAATAAAAATAATGTAATTAAAAAACTTAAAGTTGGAGAACATAAAGGACTAATTGGAAATATATATGATGGATGGTTTCCTTTAAAACAATGGAATATATGTGAATTTAAAACATGTTCATGTGGTGCTGATATAATAGTTAGTAAAACAAATAGATGTAAAAATCTTCTTGCCGTTACAAAAGATGGATACTATGGTCAAGATAGAACTAATAAAAATTTAAAAAAATCTATTGGAAATCATTGTGCTGTTGAAATGAACTTTCCAATACCATATCAAATATTATGGGATTTAACAAGACGATGTAATTATAATTGTTCGTATTGTTGGCCAGGAATACATAACAAAGTAGAAAAATTTATACCAATAGATTTAATTTTAGAATCATGTAATAATTTTATTAATTGTACACAAGGAAATAAAATAAGATGGAACTTTGGTGGTGGAGAACCAACTACACATCCTGGTTTTATTGATATTATAAGTTATTTAAAATCAAGAAATCAAAATATTCTAGTAACAAGTAATGTTTCAAAAAGATTATCATTTTGGAAAGAAGCTTGTAAATATATCAATAATATAAATTTAAGTGCTCATTTTGAATATATGAATAAACAACATTTTATTCATGTATTACAAATATTTATGGATAGACATGATTCTATATCTGATGAAAATTGGATTGAAGTAAAATTAATGACACCACCAGGTAAATTAAATGAAGCATTAAAATTCAAAGATAAAATTGAAAAATTAGATAGACTTCATAAACCTGGTGCAGATGGAAGAATAAAAGGAGTATGTAGTTTAGTTCCAATAAGAAGCTTAGCTGACCCCAGTAAGTTAACAAATTATAAAGATAATGAAATTGAATACTTTAAAAATCAATAAAACATTTTGTCCTTTACCGTGGATTCATTCTAGTGTAAATAGCATAGGTGATATAAGAATTTGTTGTATTTGCAATCATTCTCCTTTTTCTTTTTTAAGAAGATTGGATGGAACTAGAAAAAATGCAGAAAAAGATACAATTCCAAGAAATCATATCTTATATAAAGAATTAAGAAAATCTATGTTAGCAGGACAAAAACATATATTATGTAGTCAATGTTGGAATAGAGAATTAGTTAGTCTTGATAGTAATAGACAAGTTAATAATTCTTTTTATCCAGAATTAATAAAAAAAGCAATTAAACTGACAAGCAAAGACGGTTCAATTAAAGAAAAAGATTTTCCAATAGAATATTATGATTTACGATTTGGGAATAAATGTAATGGTAAATGTATTATATGTGATAGAGCAAATTCAAGTATGTGGAATAACAAAATTATAGATTGGTCTGGTAATTTAGATACTCCCTATATAAAAGAGTTAATTAAAAATTTACAATATATAAACAAAATTTATATAACTGGTGGTGAACCAACAATAATAAAAAACCATTGGAATCTTTTACAGATTATAATAGAAAAGAACCATAATAATCATATTCATTTAGATTATAATACCAATGGTATAGTTCTAACTAAAAAAATGTTGGATACTTGGAAGAAGTTTAAAAACGTAAGAGTTGGTTTTTCAGTTGATGGAATTAATGATACTTTTGAAAAAATAAGATACCCTGCAAAATGGAATATTGTAAAGAAAAATTTAGAATTATTTGAAAAATATTCACACTCAAATACTTTTGCCTCATTTGCTATAACTGTATGTACTGAAAATATTTTAAATGTAATAGATATGTTTAAATGGTATTCACAACTAAATTTTAAAAAAATAAGACTAGAACCACATTTTAATATACTTTCCAGTCCACAGATATTAGATATTCGTAATATGAATATAAAAGAAAAAAAGATTATAGTAAAAAAATATGAAGAATTTTATGTATGGTTGGACAAGTATTTTTCAGATAATGATATTACTCTTGTTAAACAAAATTTTACTGGAATAATAAATAGTATGATGGGAGGTTAAATGGATATTTGGAAATATATAAGAAAAGAATTAAAAATTTATAAAACTAGTTTTGAATTTTTAAATAACGTTTCTGAAGTAATAAAAACATATCCAGATTTTAATTTAGATAGTTTATCAAAAGGACAATTATATAGTAAAATTTGGTTGATTAAAGAAATGAAATATTTAAATATTCCTTTAAAGATTACTTATTTATTATGTGGTTGGTATGGGATACTTGCTGAAATGTTATTTGAAAATGACATGGTAGATAAAATACATTCTTTTGATATTGACCCATCATGCGCTAAAATAGCAGATGAATTAAATATAAGTCATGTAATAAATGATTGGAAATTTAAATCTTTTACCAAAGATATTAATGAAATAGAATTTAACGGTATTAATACCGTTATTAATACATCTTGTGAGCATATTATAGATAACAAATGGTTCAAAAAAATTAAAGAAGGAACTCTTGTTATTCTTCAGTCTAATAATGCAACTCAATTTGAAGAACATATTAATTGTGTAAATAGTTTAGAAGAAATGAAATTAAAATATAAATTGTTTCATATTTTATATAATGGTGAAATAAATGTTATAGATTATAAACGATTTATGATAATAGGAGTGAAATGAAAAATTTAGATATTACTTGTGTAAATATAGAACTAACCACAAGGTGCACAGCTCGTTGTCCACTTTGCACAAGAGTTCTAATGAATTTGAAAGAAATAATTGATTTAAAATTAGATACAATTAAAAAGATACCTTTTGAAACATATAAAGTAGTTGTTCTTTCTGGAAGTTTAGGGGAACCTACATCATACCCTCAATTTGATGAACTTATTGATTATTTACGTAAAACAAATAATAATCTTCAAATAAGATTAACAACAAATGGATTTACTCATAATGAACAATGGTGGTATAATTTAGCAAAATACTTTAGCAAAATTGACTCAGGTTATGTGATATTTGCTTTAGATGGTATGGAAGATACACACAGTCTTTATAGAGTTGGTACAGATTTTAAACAAGTTGTTAAAAATATAAAAGCATTCAATGATGGTAGAGGAATATCCCTCATACAAACAATACTATTTAAACATAATGAACATCAGTTAAATGATTTAAAAAAATTGTCAATGAAAATTGGTTGTCGTAAAATTTATTATAGACCATCAAAAGAATATAACGACGTTTTTGAACGACCAACAAAAATCAAAATTAAAACTCAAGGTGATTTTGCTTTTGAGCGTAAAAAAATAGATTGTCTTATGATTGATAGAAATGAATTTTTTTTAAATGTTGATGGAATATTATGTTCATGCTACTTATTAAGTTCAAAAAGACATCATTACAAAGATGAAAGTAAAGATTTTATTGATTTGTTTGAAAAAAATATACCTTTTCTTGACTTAAATAATAATTCATACAACGATGTAATAGAAAATGAATTTTATGATTATGTTTTTGAAAATATTAATAAATTAAACTCCTGCGCTAATGTGTGTAAATGTAAAATATCAGAGTTAGTACACTTCATATGAAAAATTTAACATATAAAAATCATTTTAAATTTGGTTATAATGGAGAGTATTTTAACTTGAGAAAATCTCCAGAAGATAAGTGGAATGTAAAATATGGACGATGTAAAAATGACCCTTTTGATTTTAGAACAGAATGTATATTAGCTGCTTGTAAAATAAAAGAAAATACTGACCTTCCAATATATATATTATTGTCAGGAGGAATTGATTCAGAAATAGTTGCTCGTAGTTTTATTGAAGCAAATATTCCAATTACTTGTATAATTGCTTTTTTTGATGGTTTTATTAATAAAGATGATATAGAACATGCTCTTAAATTTTGTACTGAATATAACATTCCTTATAAAATTTATAATATTAATATTATTAACTTCTGGAAAAATGAGTTAATGAAATACGCAACAAAAACTAATTGTATATCACCACAACTTCCAGTGATTATGTGGTTATCAGATCAAGTTAATGGTCATGTTGTTTTAGGTAGTGGTGAATGTTACATAGCTAAAAATGAAGAACTTATTTGGGAATTATGGGAAAAGGAAAAAATATCATCTTGGTATAGACATTTTCTAGTAAATAATAAAGAAGGAACACCAGGATTTTTTCAATATACACCAGAATTAATGTTATCATTCATAACTGACCAAGTAATAACTGATATGATTGATATTAATAATGAGTCAAGTACATATTATGAAAAAAATAAACTATATAATAAATACTGGAAAAATTTAACTGAAAGAACAATATATACAGGATTTGAAAAATATAAAGAATTAGATTATAATTTGTATCGACCATATTTAGAAAACAAATTTAATGGTAGCGATGGTATTGTTAAAACATCCATAACAGATTTAGTTTATATTTTATCTCCTATTAAATGTAAGAAAATAACTAGAGAAGAAATGTTACAATACCAACCTTATTATGAAAAAGAAAACATGACATTGCTAAGATCACCTTATGATGATGTAATAGAAACAAAAAATTATTTTGCAGCTTATATAAATGATATATTAGTTGCTCTCACATGTTTTGATTTATTTAAAGGTAATAAAGGTGGATACGCACATAGTTCATACACATTTCCTAAGTATAGAGGACTTGGAGCTATCAAAGCTTTATGGAATTTTAAAATGAAAGAAGCAGAAATGTATCCAGACATGGTTATTCATACAATACAAGCTCAATGGTTACCAGGAGCACAAACTCAAAAAGAAATGTTAAAACGAAAAGGATTTAAACACACAAGTAATAGACCAGACAATGCTCCAGTTTATACATGTATATATAAGGAAATGAAAAAATGAGCGACCAATATCATAACAATTATATAACATATGGTTGGGGTAATAAACTATATGGTAAAAGAGAAAATGATGAAGATATTTTTTGGTATAAAATTGGTAGTTGTACTCAAGAAGCGATGGATTGGAGGTCTGAGTGTATAAGAGCAGCAGATTTGATGTATCAATCAACTGACAAACATATTGTAGTTCACTTTTCTGGAGGTATAGATAGTGAAATTATTTGTAGATCGTTTCTTGAAGCCGGTCGTCCATTTAAAGTTAGAATATGTAATTTTAAAAACAATCTTAATAAACATGATATTGATTTTGCTGTAAAATTTTGTAAAGAAAATAATGTAGAATACTCTTTTTTTGATTTAGACATTGAAGAATTTTTAGAAAGTGATTGTTACCAATACAGAAATGTTAAGTATCCAAATCCTCTTTGGCAAAAAAATTTACAAAAGATGTTTTTAGATAACGGGTTTGGTTTTCAAATTTTTGGAGATGGAGACCCGATGTTGTCCCATGATATATTAAATATCAAAAAACAATGTTATAAAAATCCTTCTCACTTTCCTGGGTGTGGTATTAGACCCTCAGCATGGAATCCTAACAGAAGATTAGATGATGATATTTACCTAATGGTATATGAATCATATATAAATTTATCATCTTATATGGAAGAACATAATATAGATGGATGTAGTTTGTTCTCTTTGTATACTGCAGAATTATTATATTCTGCTTTACTCGATGATATACTTCAAGATTGGTTAACATATTGTACATTGGAGTTATTGCCAGAAAACAGACTTTATCCTTATGGTGGAAAATTATTAACAAGTGAAGAATATAAAAAAGTTGGTCATTTGGGTGGTGGTAACAATATTATGAGAGCAAAGATAAATATAAAACATAAATATTGGCCTGAACTTGAACCAAGACCAAAATATACAGGGTTAGAACACTTACAACCTTTAATACTAAAATATACTGATGAAATTACAGCAAAACATCCTTTTGATAGTCCAGGAAATAATGTAGTAACTATACCTTATGATAAACTAATGGGAGATTTAAAATATGAGTAATGTATTATTCATTCAGTTTTATTATAATCTTGATGGACGTTTGATAATGTGTAATGGGTTTTCTGATACTTATGATTTATGCAAAAACAAAGGCGATTTTTATTGGGTTGATGAACATGAAATGAGTACATTAAATCTTCCTATAACTAAGGGTACTATTTATGTCAGTGCTACTTTTATGACACAATTAATACAAGTATTTAAGTGGACTAAAAAATATCCAGGTATTAAATTTGTAGTTGGTGGTCCTATAGTTGGTTTCCCCGCAGTAAATACACATAAAAACATCTATGGTTTAGTTCCTAACTTAGAATTAACAACAAAATCAGTAGAAGAATATTTTAATGTTGATAACTTTTCTGGAGAATGGAAATTAAAAATAAACGAAATACCAGAACCAACACATTTATATGATACTATATGTTTTGGATATACAATTTCCAATAATTTTTGTTACTGGGGAAAGTGTGATTTTTGTAGTATGCCAAAAAGTATTAAAAGAACAAGAGAAAATTGGCAAACATCTTGTATTGAAGATATAGAATTTGATGGAGTAAAACTAGCTCGACTAAATACAAACGCAATCACTTGTACAAATATTAAAAAAGTTATACCCAATTTATCATATAATAAAAATATTTTTTATGATGTATATTTAAGAGGTCAAAAAAATGAATATATTGCACTAAATAAAGTGTTCAAAAATTTTAAAAGTACTATTCCAAATCTTAAATTTAGAATAGGAATAGAGTTTCCATCAGACCGAATATTAAAGTTTGCTAATAAAGGAACTACAGTTCAAGATATTTTACAAACTATCAAGATATTAAACCAGTATGATAATATACAAATATACTCTATGTTTATAGTAGGATGGCCAGACCTTAATAAAAACGATGTTAAATCTCTAAAGGAGTTTATAAATAAAGTTGGTTATATTAAACGTACTTTTATTTTTAACCTATTTTGTCCTGTTGGATCTAAGTTACATGATATATATCTGGATAGTATTAAAAAGAAAATGTTTTCTGGTTCTTTTTATAAAGGATATTTTCCAAAATTGAAAAACGAACAAATAAAACTTAATCAACAAGCATCAGAAATAATTAAAGGTATGGCGAACAAAGTTTTTTCATGGGATGAAAATCAACTTGCTTCATCTAAATGGGTTTTTTAAATATGGATACCTTATTTATACAATTCTGTTCAGAGTTTAAAAGTTCTAGAACAGGTCCTTGTTTTGCTTTATGTAATGGATTTTCTGAGATATACGACTTATGTAAAAACAAAGGAGATTTTTTGTGGATTAATGATAAAGATTTACAAGACAAAAACCCCGACCTTCCAATAAACAAAGGTACTATTTTTATAAGTGCGTCTTATGTTTCCCATCTTATTCAATCAACTAAATGGGCAAAAAAATACCCAGATATACATTTTGTTGTTGGTGGTCCTGCTGTATTAAGTGGATTTGATTGTAAATCAATAAGTCCTCCAAATATAGAGTATAGTACAAAAAGTGTAGAAGAATATTTTAATGAACCTAATTTTTCTCGTAAATGGAAACTAGAACTATCAGATATAGATGACGATCTTAGTAAATTTGATGTGCTTATATTCTCATATAATTTGGATACAATTTGTTATTGGGGAAAATGTATCTTTTGTAATTACTCTTTCAATAGTAGAATAAGAGATTGTGTGGATATGTCATATATTAATAGTATTGAGTTTGATGGAATCAAACAAGTAAAAGTGGGGTCACCAGGAATTACTTCTTATTTTTTAGAAAAGGTATTTAAAAACATAAGCTATAGAGAAGATATAGAATATGATTTTATGATGAGATGCGATCAAGATGTAATCAAATCATTAGAAAACAATTTAACGAATTTTAAAGGTACAATTCCAAATTTAAAGTTTAGATTTGGAATAGAGTTTCCATCAGATAAGATGTTAAAATTTATAAAAAAGGGAACCACAGTAGAAGGTATTTTAAAAGCACTATCTATATCTAGTAAATTTGATAATGTTAATTTCTATACACTGTATATGATAGGATGGCCAACTCTTAACAGAAGTGATATTGATAGTTTAAAATACTTTATATCAAAAGTATCAAAAGTGGACGCAGTTATTATTTTTAAAACATTTTTCAAAATAAATACACCTCTTTATGATTTATATAAGGATAGAGTTCGCAGACATGTATATGAGGAAGACTTTTATAGAGGTTATTTTGTAGAGTTGACTGATGATGAATTAAAGATTAACATAGAAGCTTTGGAATTAATGAAACAAATACCAGTTAATTGGACATATATGGTTCCTCCTACAACCAGGAGAAAAAAATGAAAGATGTCTTGTTTATACAGTTCTACTCAAAAATAGAAAATACCAATCCAAGATTTAAAGGACACTCTATTTATGAATTGTGTAATGGTTTTTCTGACACATATGACTTATGCAAATCTAAAGGAGATTTTTATTGGGTTAATCACAGCAAACAATTATATGGATATGGTAAAAATAAAATAGAGAAAATTAAAGTAAATCTTCCTATCGAATATGGAACAGCTTATGTTAGTGTCTATTACTTAAGTCAATTATATCAATGTTATCAATGGGCATTACAATATCCAAATATACATTTTGTTGTTGGTGGACCAGCTGCAAATTCTAATGTGTTTACAACGTCTAATTTTACGTTTCCAATTAACATGTATTTAACAACAAAAACCATGGAAGAATATTTTAATGTACCAAACTTTTCAAGTAAATGGAATTTAGAATTACCTGATAATGATGAATCAATGACTCTTTCATACACATATACACTAAGCAGTTTTTGTTATTGGGGTAAATGTATTTTTTGTAATTATTCTCAGGGATCAAGAAAAAGACCAAACATTAATTTTGAATTTGAAGATATAAACTATACAGGAAAACAAAGGGTAAATTTATATACCCCATCAACAACTTCAGCACAGATAAAAGAATTATTATATAAACTAGATTATAATAAAAAAATAAGATATGACATATACTTGAGGGGAAATGAATCTGAAAGAAAAGCTTTAACTGAAATATTTAGTAACAAAACTAAAAAATTACCTCAAATTAAATTTATTGTAGGAATAGAATTTCCATCTAATAGAATGTTGAAATATATTAAAAAAAATATAACAGTAAGTGGAGCCTTAGAGACAATAAATATATTAGCAAATCAAGGACATGAAGCAATACAAATTCAATTACCTTTTATTTTAGGGTGGAATAATTTAGAGTTAAATGATATTATTGAATTAGAAAATTTCCTTAATCAATTACCATATGATAAAATTAAGTTTGCGTTTTCAGTAAATCTTCTATCAGCTAAACTAAATACATATGTTTTTAACAACTATGAAAGAAAAAAAGAATTATATATAGGTCCATTTTATTATGGATTTATACCTTCAATAAGTAGTGAGCAAATGAAATTAAGTAAAAAAGCAGTTGAAATATTATTTGAACAAGGTGTAACAGTTTTTGACTATCATAATATAAGGAATATGTAATGAAAATAAAAATTGTAAATTTTGAAACTATTTATCCTATATGGAAAGATAAACTCTGGAAAGGGAGAGTTACAAAAATTGAGTCAAGTAATCCTATTGATTACTTAGGAAAATACAATCCAAAAATAATGGAAAATAAACCAATATGTTTTGCGTGTTATAATGACAATAAAATAATTGGAGTGAATAGTTTATTACCAACTTCAAATACTTTTTGTAGAAGTAGAGGTTTATATATAAATACAGAATATAGACTTAAAAGTGTAGGTAAAAAATTAATTAAAGCAACTATAAAATATGCTAATATTCTTGGTTTTAAATATATATGGAGTATGCCAAGAAAAAGTGCATTACCATTTTATTTAAAGTGTGGTTTTAAACAAGTGTCTGAGTTCGATGAACAATATGAATTTGGGCCTAATTGTTTTGTAATAAAACAATTAAAAGGAGGATTAAAAGGAGGATTAAAATGGCTAATTTTAATTATACAATAAGTATAAAATGTGTCAACGGAGTTGACACATGGGTAGAATTTAATTTTAAAAATTATATAGGAGATTTATCAACAGATATTACAAATATTACTGTTACAGGTCCAAGTGGATTTACTGCTAGTTTATTATCAAACTTTGTATTTAGAGATGATAAACAGTATATTTTGAGACAATTTAATGGTATATCTCCTCCATTGGGTAGTTATACATTTTCTATAACAATAGGTGGTGAAACTGTAGAATATGTCGAAACACAAACAATCAACAGATCAATCCCAGCTGTTGATACTCAAACAATGTTTCCTTCTGCGGGTGCTATTGTTCCAACAAGCACAACATTTACATGGGATGAAGTAGCCGACCCAGGATATGATATTTATTATGGCATTCAAATCTATGACCAAAATGATTATGTTGTTAATGAAAGATATGTTGGTAATTTTAATTATAATGTAAATTTAGTACCAGGTAATTATACATGGCAAGTAATTACAATGGATGGTATGGATTGGAATAGTAGTAATAACAGAACTCATGGAAATTGGGTTAACTTTACAATAGTATAAAAAAATTAAAAGGAGAATTAAAATGACACAACTAAAAAATTTGTTGGACGACCATCAAACTGGAATGAGTCAATTTCAAGATGATTACTTTGTTACAACAAGAGCAGGTGGAACACTTTACGGGCAGTACAAACAATCATTAAGAGAATTATATAAACGATTTAGAGGACTAAGAGAACTAACTTGTAGCCAAGAAAGACTTATTATTGATATTGAAGAACTAGAAGAAAAAATAGACAAGTCAATTGGTTTTGAATTGAAAAGAGCAAAAGTTGACTATAAAGAAAAAATTATGTTAATGGAAGAATCTCAACGAGTTATAAAAGATACTGAACGGGAATTTACAAGATTCTATCATCAAGCTTGTTTATTTAAAGAACAAATTGGTGATCTAACTGATAAAAAAAGAAATAAACTTGACCAAGAAATGTGGGTGTTTAAAGTAAAAGAAATGGCATTAATTGATTGGGTAACAACAGGATTTTTAAGAAACAGTACTTATGAATTTTTAAACTCATTACCTAAAAGATTAAAACAAGAAGTTGCATTAGAAATAAATGATCAAGATAAATTAAGAGATTGGTATGAAAAAAGAGAAGAAATTATACCAGAAAATCTAAATAATACTAAAACAATAACTACTGAAGAAATTTTAAAAATAGGTTATAAATAATTTGTATAGGAGAATAAAATGGGTATAATAAGTTACTTTAAAAAAGATACATTAACTGAAGAAATAAAAGCGTTTGAGGAAAGACCTAAACCTAAATTAACTGACATTATTGCCAGAAAAGGTGAAGGTTGGGAAAGCACTGAAGACATGTATGGTGTTGGTCAGGTTGGTGTTCAATCTTTTAATTTATTTTATAATAATTATATTAATAAACAATATGAAAATGAAGTTAATAAAATTGCTTTTTATAGACAAATGGCGGACATGCCTGAAATATCTGATGTTATTGAAGATGCTGTAAATGAATCAACACAAATAGATGAAGATGGTGTATTACTTCATCTTGAAATAAAAGACAAATCATTAGCTGACAATGAAAATATTATAAAAAATCTAAATAGTGAATTTAGTAAATTATTTAGTAATAGTATAAATTCAGAAGATGATTTATGGAATATGTTTAGAAATTACTATATAGATGGCAGAGTTTATTATGAAAGAATTATTGACAGCAGACATCCTAAACAAGGTATCATAAATATTAAAATTTTACCAAGTGAAACAATGGACTATATTTATAATCCGTTAACAGGTAAAGTAACTTCTTTTTTCCAATATTTAAAACCTAATTCTAAAAGACCATTAAGTATTGAAGAAGCAGAGTCAAGAGAAGATATTGTACTGTTTAATACAAATCAAATAGGATTTATAAATTATGGAATATTTGGTAAATCAAAATATGAAATATTTGGTTTTCTTGAAAAATCAAAAGTACCATATAATCAATTAAAATTATTAGAAACATCAGTTATAATTTACAGAATAATACGAGCACCTGAAAGATTTGTATTTAGAATTGATACTGGAAACATGCCTCGTGATAAAGCTTTAAAATATGTTGAAAAAATAAAACAAAAAATGACCAAAAAGCAATCTTATAATTCAACAACTGGTCAGCTATCACAAGAACCAGAAATTTTAAGCTTACTTGAAAACTATTATTTACCTCAATCTGCTGAAGGCCGTGGTAGTCAAATTGAAACTGTTGGTGGTAATGCTACTGGTTTTACAGAATTAGATGATGTATATTACTTTGCAAGAAAATTATATAGAGCATTAAAATATCCAGCTTCACGTGTATCAGCTAGTCAAGAAAAAACTGACGCAGATAGTTTATTTGGTGGTGGAAGCACAGGTGAAATATCAAGGGATGAAATTAAATGGAGCAAATTTCTTGAAAGACAACAAAAGAAATTTAGTAATGAACTTACTGATTTATTTTTACTTCACTTAGATTTTAAAGGTCTTAAAAAACAATATGGATTGAATAAAAGAAAAATTCAAGTTTTAATGAACCCACCTTCAAAATATAAAGAACAAATGGAAGCAAACTTTATAGAATCAAGACATAATAATTATTCATCACTAGCTGATAGAGAAGAAATGAGTAAATACTATTGTATGAAAAAATATCTTAAATGGACAGATGAAGAAATTCAAGCTAATCGTGATGGTATGAAAAAAGATATTGAATATGGTTTCAGAGAAGACACAGGTGAAAGTGGTGGTAGTTGGTAAAAAATATAAATAATATAAATATGTTATAAAGGAGAATTAAAATGATAGATAAAGAACAAATTAAAAAAGCATTGGACTCATTTGAAAATGATAAATTTATGGATGCCAAAGACGTTTTAAGTAAAGAAATCAAGGCAGCTAAGTATGATTTTTTAGAAAAAAAATTAGAACTCAGTGAACCTATTGAACCAAAAGCTGATGCTAAAGCTGAAACAAAAAATGATACCAAAGAGGAATAATATGGATGATGGAATACAAAAGGCATATGATAATATGCTTCAAGCATATTATAAAATGCTAGAAGCAAGAAGTTATAAAGATGATATGAGCCCACAAGAAATTATAAAAAATTGGGATCAAAAGTTTGCTAATGAAGTAAAAAACAGATATTATGCTGTAGCTGATAATATTGGTACTTTAGTTACATTGTTAGCCCATGAAACAGCATTTAGTAAAGATTATCAAAACGCCAAAGCAGCATTAAAATATTTTAATAAAATAGATTTAGGAAAATACATATAATGAAACAAGATAAAATACAAGAAGCTTATAATAAAATGCTAAGTGAAGGTAGATTTAGTTATGATAGTAAATATATGGATAAAGCTAATGATACTATGGCTGATTTTCTTGAAGAATTAGAAGATGCAATACCTGGTCCAAAAGAACCAAAAGGTAAAGAATTAATAAAATTTATGAGAAGAATTGATTCTGACTGGGAAAGACTTTGGGATAATATAGGAAAATTAGTAAAACAATTATAAATGGAGAAAAAAACATGAAATTAATCACAGAAGTTTCACATGATTTTGAATTAGTAGAATCAAAAAGTAAAGGCATAAATATTGTTGGTATTTTTAGTTCTGCTGAAATTAAAAATAATAATGACCGTAGATACAAAAAAACAATACTTGAAAGAGAAGTAACTAAAATTGATGAAAAAGTTAAGAATGGTTCTCTTTGGGGTGAGTTAGGTCATCCACCTAATCCAGAAATCAATCCTGATAAAATAGCAATATTAACAAAAACTCTTGAATGGAGAAATAATGACCTTTATGGTTCAGCAAAATTGCTTGATACACCTATGGGAAGTATTGCTAAAACTTTAGTTAAAGAAGGTAAAATGGGTATTAGTTCAAGAGGTTTAGGAACTGTTGCCGATGATGGTTATGTTAATGAAGATTTCAATTTAATTACTTGGGACCTTGTTACTGACCCATCAAATAATCCTTCATGGGTTAAAGGTGTTTATGAAGGAAAAGAGTTTACTGAATATATGCCTAAGAAAGAACTAACAATTGAAGATGCTAAAGAAGCACATAAAAGACAAATATGGCAAGTAATAGAATACATTGAAAAGAGTATCTAATGAAAATATATGAAAAATATTTAAAAGAAGGTGCTTTAATGGGTCAATATGATGCATTTCAAAGTGATTTAGATTATATTAAATCTCAATTTGATGGTTTAAATAATTTATATATTAATAATAAAAAAAATTCTGTTAAACGTGAAATAGATAATATTATTAAACAATTAAAAACATTGAAAACAAATATGTAATAAAGGTTTTATTAATTTTTATATAATTATACATAACAGTATAAATACATACAAATAAAATAAAATAGGAGGTAAATATTTAATGGACAAACTTCTTGCGTTGCTTGGTGTTGAAAAACTTGATGAATCAGCACAAGGCAAAATTAAAGAAAAACTTGAGATTATTATTGAAACAAAAGCAAAAGAACTTCTTAATGCTAAACTAACAGAAGAAAAAGAAAAGTTAGTTGACATTTATGAATCTAAATTTGAAGAATACAAAGAAGAAATTACATCTAAATTTTCAAACTTTGTTGATTCAGTATTAGACGAAGAAATGACTATTCCTGATAAAATTCTTGAGTTTGCTAAAAAAGGTGAACTATATCACGACCTAATTGAACAATTCAAAATTCGCTTAAGTGTTGATGAAGGATTGCTTGATAAGGAAGTTAAATCACTTTTGAAAGAATCTAAGGATGAAATTCAAAAGCTTCGTGATGAACTTGATACATCAATTTCTGAAAATCTTGAAGTTAAAAAGGATGCTCAAGAACTGGCAGCTGAACTTTATTTGAGACAGAAATGTGATGGTTTGACAGAATCACAAAAGAAGCACATGATCGAAATGCTTGAAGGCGTTTTTAATCAATCTGAAATTGATCGTAAATTTGACATTATTCTTGAATCTTTGAAAGTCAACGAAATGGATGACGACGATGATGACAAGAAAGATGACAAGAAAGATGACGATGATGACAAGAAAGATGACAAAGACGGTAAAGGAAAAGTAGATGCTGATGATGACGATGATGACGATGAAAAGAAAGACGAATCAAAAGATAATCCTTTTCAACAAGCAGTAAACGAGTACGTTAAAGTACTAAAAGACAGAAAGGTATTATAAATACTTTTAAAATTAATAAAATAAAATAGGAGGAAAAACAAAACGATGGACAATATACAAGATTTAATTAAGAAATGGGAAGGTGTTCTTGATGAAGGTACTAAGATTAGATCAGCTAAGATTTTGAAATCAACAGCTATCATGCTTGAAAATCAGCATAATATAATGTTGGAAACAACAGGTTATGCAACAGGCGCAGATAGTTTAGGTGCTAATACTTATAGCACTTCGCAGTACCTATGGTTAGAAGAACTTTTCCAGAATTAGTTGCTCATCAATTAGTAGGTGTACAACCACTTACAGGCCCAGTTGGACTTGCCTTTGCTTTGAGATTTAAAGCAGGTGATTCAGGTGCTAATTATAGTGGAACTACTGATGTAGAACTTGGATATAATACTATTGACAGCGCATACTCTGGTTCTTATGTAACATCTGCTGGTGAAGTACTTGGTTCTCTTGGAACTACTCCAGGTACAGTTGGTTCTGACATTGGTTTAGGACTTGGTACTGGAACACATATCAGAGAAGTCAACATGACAGTAGAAAAAGCACAAATTGAAGCAACAACTCGTAAGTTAAGAAGCCGTTGGTCTCTTGAAGTCGCACAAGACTTGAAGGCTATGCACGGTCTTGAACTTGAAGAAGAAATGATGGACATTCTTTCTTATGAAATAACAGCTGAAATTGATCGTGAACTTATTGCAGCTATTGAAAGTACAGTAGATGGACAAGGTACTAGCTATGAAACAACTTGGGACTTCTTAGCATCATCTGGTGGAATTAGTGGACGTTGGGAAATGGAAAGATACCGTGAATTATATCACAATCTTTTGAGAAAATCACAACAAATCGCTATTAATACTAGACGTGGCTCAGCTAACTGGGTTGTAGGTAATCCAAGAGCAGTCGCAATTTTGGAAACTTTGTCTGCATTCACAATTGCTCCA